GAGATACCTTTTAAGAAGTAAATACAAAAGGAAAGTTCCCTCTTAATTGTCAGACAATTCTATCGGCACTCCCTCGGGACTCCGTCCCTCGGTCGTTCACTCCGCTGATAGCACATTTGTTCGTATCACTGTTCTATCACAACTATAACAATAATTTGTTAACATTCTATTCATAATTTATACTTTATTTATTCACAAACACATGCTACAATAAAAGAAAAACAAAAAGAGAGGTTAGTTAAATGAAACGCCCTAGCGATGGAGTGCATAACTCAAAATTGACACCAATAGAAAATCTTGTAAATTCAATCATTATACAAGCGGTTGAAGATATCAAAACAACGACATGGAATGATTCACCGAGAGCACAATCCGGATGTAGAACTTTTGAAGGGTTGGAAGCGGTAGACTTTTTGTTAATGGTATTTAAACAGCACGGTTATAGCGATAATCAGATCACAAGTATGTTTAGAAAGATAGTACCAAATAATTATAAATATGACTTAATCAAGAAAAGATTAGAAAAGAGAGGTATCGAGTTATGAAACAGACAGAAAGTCAAGCAAAATATTTCACACGTTGGCACTACGATTCTATCGAGTCCACTTCAAGTAAGACAGAGTATATCGCTCGTGTTGGCAAACTTGCCAACGTTGCAAACAAGCGTGCCAAAACGCTAACAACAGCGATATCAAAAGGCAGAATCACAGAGGATAGAACAGCACTTTTTAGATATCAAGACGCGGTTGACTACTTTAATAAGCACGTTTCCTATAACGCTTCTTATGTATCAACTGGAAAGGCAGTTTATAAAGATTTTTCAATCCGTGAATTGAGAGCACTTGAAAACAAGCTTCTTCACTATCTCGAAGCAAAAGCTTCAACGGCAAGGGGTAGTATTGAAGTAGAAAATAAAAGAGTAGCAACGTTTAAAGAACGTTACGGGGTTGATATATCTACCCTTAGCAAAAGCGTTCGTGATAAGCTTTTCAATACCTTGCATTATTTGGCAGATAAAAAATATGCAAAGCTTTCAAGTGATCAAATTGTTACACTGTTAACAGAGGCAATAAATACAAATAACAGAGAGGGCTTGCAAGAACTTTTTAAAGCATCGGAGGAATTATATCCTAATTTAAAAGATCAAGCAGAGTTTAGAGTTGCGATTATACAAAATAGTTCGCTATCATGGAAAGATAAAGCACGAGAATTTAAAGCTGCAAACAAACTATACAAGAGCAATCGAGCGAAGCCAAAACCAAAAGCTATAAAACAGGAGTTATAATTATGATAGTTCAATGTTTAAATAGATCAAATCAATATGATGATATAGAAGTGAAGTCAGTGACGGACTATGTACCGTCACATGGCTTTTCTCTGCACAAGCCTTTAGGCAAAAAGAAAGATAGTCCGTATTATATTGATCAATTTGGAACTTTTGACATTGAAACAACTTCACGGACTCGAATTGAGAAAGATGATCAAGGCGAAGAAGTAACAAAGCCTATTGATGCTTTTATGTATGTTTGGTCCGCTTGCATTGACGGAGACGAAGTACAGGGCAGATATTGGAGAGATTTTCTTGTTTTACTTGATAAAATTCAAGCCTACTACAAAACTAATGAGTCACGTTATTTTGTGATTTACGTTCACAATCTTCCTTTTGAATTTTCTTTCATGATTGGATATTTAAACGACTACAGCGAAGTGTTTGCCACTGGTAAACGAAAACCTCTTGTATGGCGATTAAAGAAACGCGGTATTGAACTGAGGTGTAGTTATAAGCTCACAAATATGTCGCTTGACAACTTCACGAAAAAAATGGCGGGATGCACACACATAAAAGCAAAAGGCGATCTGGACTATTCACTTATCAGGCACAATGAAAGTTATATCAATCCTACTGAGTGGGGCTATATCATCAATGATACTTTAGGGTTGTGGGAAGCAATCACCTACATGCTTACAAAAGATAAAGATACTATTGCAACTGTGCCGCTGACAAGTACCTCTTATGTGCGCCGTGACATGAAAAGAGCTATACGAAAAGGAACTACAACTCGAATGCTAAAGAAAAAGCTTGCATTAAACGACAAAACATACAAACTTTTAAAAGAGGCTTTTCGTGGGGGCGATACTCATGCTAACATGATAAAATGTGCTAAAATCTATCATGACGTTTATAGTTTCGATGCTTCGAGCATGTATCCGGCTATGCTTCTTTTGATGCAATTTCCAGTGACGGCATTTGAAAAAATGCCTGTAACATCGAAATGTTTAAAGTATATAAAAAGTAAAAATCTTGCATGGATAGCTCAAATAAAGCTTACAAATGTAAGGCTTAAAGAAGATCAATACAATCCGTACTTATCAATAAGTAAATGCCGTAACTTGCAAGGGGTTGACCCCGACAATGGTAGAGTATGGAAAGCAGCAGAGCTTGAAACAACCGTGACGGATATAGACTATTCTATTATTGATGAATGCTATGATTTTGACACAATTGAAATTATAGAAGATACACTCTATACCGCACGTTATGGATATATTCCAGATGATGTAAGAAGTGTTATAATGGAATACTTCACGGCGAAAACAAAACTTAAAATAGCAGTTAAACATACCGCCCCCAATAGTAAAGAAAGGGAAGAGGCGGAGTATGATCTAATGAAAGCCAAAAATAAATTAAACGGCATTTATGGAATGGCGGCTACAGACCCTATACATCCTATTATGTTGTATTTGGAAAACGAATGGCAAGAATTTTCTTATGCGCGGTATGAAAATGATATTGCCTATAAAGAAAAGGTTGACGCAAGCGGCTTTAAAATTCCAGATGAAAAATCAATAGCAGAGCAAAGCGAAAAAAGCGTTTTGCCGTATGTTTGGGGGGTATACACAACTGCACACGCAAGAAAGCATTTGCGGAGAATTTTAGCATGTGCTGAAAGCTCATATATTTATTGTGATACTGATAGTTGTAAAGCAACTAACTTTAATTTTGACAAATTGACAGAATTAAATAATTGGATATATGAGCTATGCGAAGAAACTAATACTTTTGTTGATATTGACGGCAAAAAATATTATATTGGCTATTTTGACTGTGAAAGCGATATAAAGTCTGAAAATAAGTATGAACCCGAATACAAAGATTTTAAAACTTTAGGGGCGAAGAAGTATTGTTTTAATGCGTATAAAGAGACAAAAGATAAAACTTATTTCGGATGTACCATATCTGGAGTTAAAAAGGCAAGGGGTGTTGAAGTAATTAAAAATCTTGATAACTTTAGAGAGGGCTTTAAAATAAGAAATAGTGGTGGTTTTCAAATTTGGTATAATGATAATGATACCATCACAAAAACAAAAGTTGTTGACTATCAAGGTAAAGAAGCAATAACTGAATATACAGGCTATAGTTGCATGATAGCACGTGATTATGAAATAGGATTATCAGATGACCAAATTAAAAATTATACTATTATTGATGAAATAGCAGAATAAATAACGTTTTATTTGCAAAACTTTATTAAATACGCTATTATATACTTGTAAGGAAAACTTACATAAATAAAGAAAGATGAGGATAACGAAAATGAAGATTGAAAGACAGTCAAGAGATTTAGAGAAGAAAGAACTTTTTAAGCTTGCAAATGATAATCACTTGTTGATGAAGAATTTGCCAGATGGCTCTATTATCAATGTCACAGATTATGTGAGATATACAAGTGATGACGGCAAGGAAGTAGCAGTTTTTTATCACACCGACACAGAAACGGGTGAAGTAGTAACAATTGCTACATCAAGCCCAACTGTGATCAAGGCCGCGGAGAGTGCGTTTGTTTTTATGGAAAGCTACAATCTACAGTTCAAGCTGACACGTTCACAGAGTAAAGCAGGTCGTACATACATGAATTTTGAACTTGTATAAATAATGGTTGGGTGGCAGAGGGAAGAAATACAAGTTGTTCAAGGGTGAGTCTCACAAGCTCACCCTTTTAAATTATGGGGTGATAATATGAACTTATATAAAGAAAATGGCTATTTGAATTATAAATATATTTGTGACGTTGGACAACGTTACATTGATATAATAGGTGGCAGAGGTATTGGAAAATCTCACCTAATATGTGATATCTGGAATGATAGAAACTATCCTATTTTATACGTTCGTAGAACAAACGTTGCACTTGAAAATAGTTTTTCAACCATAGGCGATTTTGTAAAACCAGACTGGTTTGGAAAAGATATCAGATTGAAATACAATGACAAAAAAGGATACGGCAAGGCATTTCTGACAGATGAGGACTTGCAAAACGATAAACCTTTTATAGTAGGTGTTTCGCTGTCTACTTTTCAAAACAAAACTGGTATAGACTTTACAAGGTTTTATGATGTAATTTTTGATGAGTTCATACCGCAAAAAGGTGACAGACCAATTAAAAATGAATTTCAAGCATACAAAAATATTATGGAAGTTCTTTTCAGAAACCGCCCTGACTCGGAAACGGAAAAAATACGAACGTGGTTTTTTGGAAATTCTAACGCTATTATGTCTAACATTTTAATAGGATACCGCCTTATACCAGACTGTTACAAAGCAGTAAAAGAAAGAACAGAGATTACGCAAGTAGACAGGTGCGAAACAACACTTATACTTCCGTTTAACTCTCCAGTATCAGAGAAAAAGAGACAAAACGCTTTCTATAGAAATCTGCCTAAAGGCAGAGCTAAAATGGAGCTTGATAATGAATTTATGGATTTGGAAGATGATAGAATACGGCACCAAAACTTAAAAGAGTATACGCACGACATGAAAACACCTCTGTTTTCAGTTTGGTTGCATAAGTCAGATTTTAAATTTTACGTGACTAAACCTATGCGCTCTCATTGTGATGATGTTTTTGATGCTTCACCATCATCACTAGAGAGGTGGCAAACAAGTAGTAAAAAATATCTAAAGCCAATGTTTATAAGTGGTGATATAACATTTTCAGACTACGAAACACAGTGCGATTTTTTAGCCTCTTTTGATTGTGTATCATGGTATGATATTTTATAAAGTTGTAATTGACAAACAATTATATAAATGTTATATAATAAATAGGCGGTTGCACTATCCAAACACTAGCCAGTGTGTGCGAGTCGGGGACGACAGACAGACCGCCTATTACTGCTGTATAGCGTAGATGGTTAGCGCATGTGACTTGAATCACAAGGTAACAGTTCGATTCTGTTTACAGCTGTCAACAAATAAAGAAAGAAGGTTAAAATATGAAAATTGATGAAATTTTGAAGCTTGTGAATGCTGGCTATAGCAAGGAAGAAATTGAAAAGCTTGATATTACAGATCAGAAGGCAGATCAGAAGACAGATCAGAAGACAGATCAGAAGACAGATCAGAAGACAGATCAGAAGACAGAAGGTTTTGATTATGAAAAGTTTGCATCTGCTCTTGTAAAAGTGCAACAGATTGCAAACGGCAAAACTAATTTTGGCGGCTCAAACGAAAAGACAGATATTAGTAAATTTTTCTAAAGGGGGTAGACTATGGCTAGTTTAACTTATACGCAAATTTCTGCTATTCTCAATACCATGTACGAGGAATACACAGGTAGGAAAACTGGACAAAATTTAAGTTTTGGACAAATGCAGAATACTTTTAAAATGGGGCTTGATCGCGAGGATGACAACCTCTATCAGATTATTCCTACAGTTCTTGTAAAAACGATCTTCTCAATTCGACCATATTCCAGAAAGTTTTCTGGTATGGTTTGGGATAATGAACGATATGGAAACTATATTCGTAAATTTACGCCTATTGTTAACGATTCCAACCTTGACAATGATGAATGGAATGTAAACGTTGAACTTGCTAAACCAAATGAAAGTCAAGATTGGAAAGCAGGAACGAAGCCAGTTAAATATGACGTGCTTCTTACAATCGCAAGTGGTGGACAGACATTCGCAAGAAAGTACACAATTTGGAAAAATCAACTGAATGCTGCTTTTGATTCTGAAAACGGAGTTGCGTCATACTTCTCCATGTTAATGACTGAATTTTCAAACATTTATGAGATTGACCTTGAGAATATCGCACGTGCACAGCTTGCTAATCTGGCTATTATTTTGGCAGATGCTGGAAGTGCCACCCCGACAACAGGAAACATGTGCAAGAAAGCACAGGTTTTTCATGCATTAACAAAGTACAATGCTGAGACAGGGTTAGCTATGACTGCAAAAACGATCATGAATCCGGCTGATTTTAGACCATTTATGGTTTGGCTTTCCGCAGAGTTGAAAACACTTAAAGAAAACTTGGCTATTCGTGGTACTCGTTTTCATGGTGATTTCACAGGTAAAGTTGTAAACCGTCACACAGATGCAGCAGACTTGCGTTTTTATCTGGTTTCAAAATTTGGAAATTATTTTGAGGCAAATGGCAGTGAGTTTTTCCATCCAGAAAAAGCGGAGTTGGGCGATTATGAAAAAGTTACATTCTGGACGGATCCCGAAAAGCCGATGACGATTAAGGGAAGTGCGGAAGGTGTAAAGGCAGACGGCACAAGTAAGTTTACACTTACAAACAAGACTGTCGAAAACGTTCTGGGAATTATGATGGATATTGACACACTTGGAATTGTGCCTGTTGATCAATGGAGCGCTGTTGAGCCTTTAAATGCACGTTTTGGCTTTAGAAACGGATGGAACCATTACACATTTAAGACTCCTGTTGACTTCACGGAAAACGCAATCTTGATTCTACTTGATTAACAAAGGGGCTTCAAGCCCCTTTTCTTGAAGGGAGGTACACATGGCATTTGAAGTTAAATTTGGAAAATCCGACAAAAGAATAAATAGCACGAAAATTCCAACTCTTTCTGATACTGTATCATGTGTGTTAAAACAGGGTACAAGTGTAGAAAAACCTACTTTTATTTTGCAGGCTGTATCGCCTTTTGATTGGAATGTTGCGTACTGTGAAACGTTTGGAAGATATTATTTTATCAATGATGTTACATATGTAGAATCTACTTATGAAATATCATGTACTTGTGATTATCTGGCAAGTTATAAAGATGAGATTCTTTCTAATACGGCCTATGTGGAAAGGGGATCACTTACTATCAGAAATCCATTTATCATTGATACAATGTTACCGACTCTTTGTAAACCGACTGTTAAAGTGGCAAGCTCAACTTTAGCGGTTGACTCAAGCGGCTGTGTTGTAATTTGTACAGCGGGGAAATCTGGAAATGGTTTTACAATTCTAACAGTTGCTAATTTTAATCGTTTGTGTTCATACTTATACACAGCTGAGTATACAACTGGACTAAACGACTTTTTACAAAATCCTGAGGGAGTTGCTAAAGAGGTGGCAAGGCCGCAAGACTACTTACTTTCTGCTATGTGGCTTCCTTTCCAATCTCCTGGTGGTACACCAGTTAATGTAACGTTGGGATATGTCGACACGGGAATACCAGGGTGGCAAGTATCTACAAAAGATACTTTTAGCAAATCGGTAAGTGTTACAATACCAAAACCAGATAAATCTGGTGATACAGAATTTCCTTATCTGAAATATGCCCCCTTTGCACACTATACTTTACAAGTGCCGTTCTATGGAACAATTCCGCTTAATCCAAATTTGTTAGCAGATACACTACTGATAAATTATACTATTGATATCAATGGTGGCTGTGATATTTCAATTTTAAGCGGGTCAACACTTGTAACATCTTTAAATGGCAATTGTGGAATTCCAGTTGGTTTCTCTGCAAGACAAACAAATATTATAGGTACATCACAAGTACAGCTAGCTAGTGCAATGTCTTTTGCAGATAGCGTGGGGAAAAGTGTAGAATCTGCAATGGAAGTGAACCCAGTTGGGGCAGCAAGCAATTTTTTAAATGCAACGGCTGTCATTACCAGTGGTATAATGTCTGGACTAGAGACGGCTGTACCGCGTGTATCAAGTAGTGGTGGTAGTGGTTCGATTTATGTAAACAATTTGGTGTATTTGATAGGAGAATTTTACACACAAGTTGAAACAAATTTACTATATCAAGGGTATCCGTGTTGTAAAGTTAAAACATTAAGCGAATTATCTGGTTTTATTAAGTGTAGAAACGCGAATATTAAATGTAATGCAACTGCAAACGGAACTGCAATTATCATTAACTTTTTGAATGGAGGTATGTTTATAGAATGAAACCGTTTGTATATAGTGGATATTATGTTGGCGAAGGTGTATCAAGTCCTATTATTAACGAGTATGAGTCAAGGCAAAATCCAAACATGATTCGCATTAACAATACATGGGACTATGCAACATACTTCAGATACTTTTTGCAACGTGCTGAAAGTCTTATCATTTTTGAAGGTATGCCTAAAAATTGGGCAAAAAATTATATCTATCCTCTTTTGTTTTTAAAAGGTAACTTTTGCGTTATGAATACGGCAAAGTTTGGCATTATTCCTCAACACGGTTCACCTTATGGCTTTGATGTGCAGTATCAGCCTACTAACTATGTAGTTGCGAACCCAGCTTTTGACGCAAGTTTTAATGGTGATCTTGTAATTGGAGAAGATTGTGAGATTGTTAGATTAACACCAGACTGGTGTGGAATTGGAGATTTGATAAATTCGTATGCACAAAGGGTGTCAATGACTTTATCAAATCATGATGTTGCTAGTGCTCTAGCAAAGTTTGGTTTTATTTTTACAGCCAAAAACAAAAGCACAGCGGAGACTTTTAAAGTTGCTTTTGATAATATCATGTCGGGACAGCTAGCAGTTGTAATCAATCAAGCTCTTTATGATAAGGAAACAGGCAAACCACTTTACGAGTTCTTTAACAATGATATTGAAAAATGTTATAATGTAGTTAAGTCAGCGTTGGAAAGCGTTGAAAATCTCAAACACGCGTTTGATATGGAAATTGGTATCTATACAGCACCTGAGAAGAAAGAACGCATGATTACAGACGAAGTTGAAGAAAGTAAAAATGCTATCATGTCTAAGTGTGAGTTGTGGGTGGAAACTATCAATGAATGTTTAGAAAAAGTAAACGCACATTATAACCTTGACATTCGCGCACGTTTGCGGTATCCTACCAATAGAGGGGGTGAAAGTAATGAGAGCTATAATTCCAATAGCGACTCTGTATGACTATGATAATAGTATCTTTACGGATATATATGTTAAAGGTGTTTCAAGAGATCAACTTATTGAACACTTTTTGCTATCATATGGCGATCTGACTCCCGTATATCAAGACCCCAAATATTTAAGACGGCATGTTACAAGTGTGGCAAAGTCGTTACAATGGAGTATTGATCATTTGTGGGAAGTAACACAGCTTGAGTACAATCCAATCGAAAATTATGATAGAATGGAAAGTTGGACTGATAATGGAAACGGCACTTTTCAGAAGGGGAAAGTTGATACAGAAGAAACGTTTAATAAAGGCAGCATCACAACAACTTTTGGAAAAGTTTCTGACAATACTCACAAAGTTGCAGCTTTTAATTCTTCAACTCCAGAGGTTGCCAACACTGATAACACAACTGATAGTGGAAGCGATTCCCAGACTTTTGGTGCTGATACCTCACACGGAAGTGTTACCAATGGTTTGGATGAATCAACAACAAACGGAACGCATGAGGGAAGAATTCATGGAAACATAGGAGTGACAACGTCACAACGAATGATGCAAGCAGAAATTGATCTGACTAAAGCTTACAATTTTCTTGATGATGTTTGTAAACTGTATGCTGATAGACTTTTGATAGGAGTGTGGTAGAATGGAAATTATGAACGCAATTGCGCAAATTGCGCAGATGGTTGGTGTACCTTGTGTATGCCTTGGTGCTGTGATGTGGTATGTGAATGCCCTTGATGTGAGACAGCGAGAGGAGCGAAAAACATGGTATGAGAAGCATGACGTTGAGAGTACTAAGTGGGTTGACGCTCTAAACAATAACACAAAAGTTATTACAGAATTGTTAACAATTGTAAAAGAAAAGGAGAATTAACTATGATTTATGACATTCCTGATAAGAACGTTGCTTATATTGCTAAGGCTAGAGAGCTTTACAAAAATCGCGATAAGTACGCTTACCTTTACGGGGCGAAGGGGCAAAAATGTACTCCTGAGGTTTTTGAGTCTTTGTGGGCGGCCGAGCCAAATTATTTTAAAAAGTATAACGCAGCGCAGAAAGCACAGATTAAGGCTTTCTGTATGGGAAAGATATTGATTGATTGCAGCGGCTTTATCAATCTGGTTACTGGAAAATTTATGTATTCGACTGCCTATATAAACAGTTGCACTAATGTAACGACTCCAGACAAGACTAAAGATGGGGATTTACTGTATACAACATTTGGCGGTAAGGGCAGACACATAGGGCTTGACATTGGTCATGGTTTTTTCATGCATTGCGGAAAAGAACTTGAAACAATTTCTATCGGTGTGATTGATGGATTTGATTGGGAAAAAGGAGGTAGACTATGAAGCTAACGGTTAAAGGAAATGCTATTGAAGTTACATTTGATGCTAATGAGCCGCGTCAGTTTGGTTATATAACACTACCTGACGGTTATAGTTTTGAACAGATTACCCTTTTATCAGCGAATAATTGTTACCCCATAAATAATCTAAGTTCGAACCTTCTAGGAAAAAGAACTTTTCCACCCGTTAACTCAAAATCACCATGTCAACTTTCATATGCGATTGTTGATACTACTAAAGCCGCTTCTTTTCGAGCTATAATAGAGAAATTTGGGCAAATACCAGATATCCATTATTTTGACAAGCCTTTTGACCCTATTCTTGTTAAGGGTGATGACGGTAAAGAGTATAACGTGATTCCATCGGATCAATTTAAATAAGTGGGGTGATTGTATGGCATTTTCTAATTTTCCGTATACAGATTTTCACAATTTAAATTTGGATTGGCTTCTGGATACTGTAAAAGATTTAAACATCAAGTGGGATGATTACTATAAACAGTGGAATAAGTGGCAGTCGGACGTGCAAAACTATATTGATAATTTGGACTATATCAAGGCTATTGACGATTATATGGACAACTTAAAAGCAAGTGGTGAGTTGTCTGATATTATCGACACGTGGTTGACAGAGTACGGATTGATCACTATTGGCGACTCATACGGGGAAGGGTATACACCTGATGGAATGGTGAAGCCTTGGTGTGACATTTTGCATGAGAAGTATTTTTCAGATGCTAAGTTTTATGTTAATAAAAGTTTGGGGGGCAGCGGTTTTGGTGCAAATACTCACTTTTCTGAGTTGCTGACACAAGCTATTGCTACCCTGACTGATAAGCAAAAGAAGCAAGTTAAGTATGTTGTTGTTGCAGGAGGCTGGAATGATCAATTTATTGCTTCTTCAACTGTCAACTCGGGCATCAAAGATGTTATTAACTTAATGTCTCAGCTGCCAAACGCAACACTTTACATTGGATGGATTGCTACGCCTATCATTGGATTTACTAGCGTTGCAAAACAAAAAGCGTATGATGAGATTAAAACGTTATACGAAACTTACTGGGGTAAGTATAAGTTTTTGAGTGGTGCTGATAGTGCTTTACGTTGGATTGGTGTTGTAGCATCTGATAATATTCACCCTAATGCAAGTGGGCAAGCTTCAATTGCAGATATGATTTATAAGGCAATGGGTGGCTATGCGTCATGGAATCGAGTTGGCGAATTTGCACTTGATGGTACTGATTGCACACTGAATGATTATAAGATGAATGTTGTGTTGACTAATACCAACGCACATTGCAGCTTTAGGCATGTGGCGAGTTTCCTTGATTTGGCTTTCAAGCCAGCAAAGAATTTCACAAGTGCTGCTGTCAAAGTTATGAGTCATAATCTTTCGTTTGTAAATGCGCAAAGTATTTGCAATTGTAATGCGATTATTCATGATAAGTCCGGTTATCATCAATGCATGGCTGTTCTCACTATCAACCCTTATGATGCTACACAGTTAGATAGTGGTGCAATTTATCTCCGTTTGGTTGATATAAGCGGTAGTGGGTATGCAAGTTTTACTAGTGTGGATGAGATACAGTTGTATGGTGTAGAATTTAATATTCCTTTAAATTAAGAAAGAGAGGGTGCAAGCCCTCTCTTTTTGTTATTTTCTTTCTACTGATATTACTGTAACGTGACTTATAAATGGTAGTTTTGATACATAGTCAATAGCAGAATCACTTGCTTGTCGTGCATTATATCCAATACATTCTACATATTCTACGTTGATATCGTCGCTTTCTGTATTCAGAAAAGCGACTTCCACCCAGTATGTATGCTTCATCGTTCTCATTTCTTTACTCCTTTTACACTGATTGTTGGATAACGTTTAGGCAATAGCAATATTTCCCATGTTATCACTGTATAATACTTTCTACACTTTCTCAAAAATTTTTCTATCAATTCATCATCAATAAGTGGCATTTTATCAATTACTTTTCTAATATATCCTGTTGAATCGCAACACGTTGCTTCGATGTAAATACTATAGTCAATCATTTCTTTACTCCTTTTACACTGATTATGTCATACCGTTTAGTATCTGCAAAATCTTTAGAAAGTCTAAACTTTATCTTTGCATCTAATTCATTGTCAGCTTTACATCCAAAAATATCATTTTCATTAGTACAGCTATCATGATATTCTATAATATACTGATTTTCTTTTAACAACTCAATTTCTATTTTTGTAAAAGTCCATCCTTGCCATGCATAATTAGTAGCATAAGCAAACGCTTCTGCAAAACTTTTAGCTGCAATAATATCACAGTCGTGGTAGTAGTCATTATCAGTATCGAAGCCCCATACAACTATTGAATAGTTCATTTTAATACCCCTCTTACAAGAAAATCAAGTGTAATTTTTGCAATTTCAAGAGACTTAATATCGCTTGATGTTTCAGAATTTACTGCCTGTTCTGCTAAGTAAGCATACATCTTTCTAACGTCAATATGAAGCTTGCTAACAGAATCTTCTGCCGCTATGCAATCACTGATAAGTTTTAATTTCTTTTGAACTGTTAAATTATCCATGTTATTAGCTCTCCTATCTGTTTTTCCATTTAATTGTTTCAACATCCAACTTGTACACATTGGCATTTCCATAGTTTTTGCACTGATACGCAAGTGCACCTAGTTCATTACTGTACACATTATCTCCATTAAAAGCGACTGCGTTATTATAAGCAAAAATTGTATATCCGCCTCCCTTGTGCTTATACAAGTTGCATTCTAACGAATTTAAAGTAGCAGTATGCCATGAACAGTTTTCATAATATGGAATATAAATTTTCATGTTAGCACCTCACTTTCATATTTAAGCAAATCTTCACAAATAATATCAAGCTCATATTCGCTCAATCTAAAGATTACTTTCAATTCCTCTCTATCATTTGAACGCCAATCGCCATTATATAATTCAATCGCTAATCTTCTTAATTCAATCAATTTTCGCATTTCAGTTCTCCTTTACCCAGTATTGAATTGTCATAAACTTTGTAGAAGGCTTGCCTTTATAATAACTCGGTACTACTCTTACAAAACCTTTTCCATATCTGCCATTATATGGGTGAATAGTTGTCAAATTAACATTCATATATCCGATTACCTCTGCCCACGTTACATATTTAAGATTGTGATTATATAACCAATCGCCTGTTGTTCTGCTATCTGCTACCATAATTGCTTTACCAATTGTGTTTCTGTTTTCGATTCCATATAGATTCATAATTCCTTCTTTCTTCCCGTATAGCCGATAGAGCAGCTATAATATTATCTTAATGTTACTTTATATCTACGCGATTCTTTATATCCGAACGTTTCTTCTGATTTTGAATCGAACCACCCTTTTTCAACCCCTACCGCTTGAATATGCTTTGCAGCATAGTGATAAGTTGTAAAAGAAATTACATTATTAAAATACAATTGCTGAATATTTCTAAACACATTGCTTGTGGTTTCAAAATACACGTCTTTGCGAATTATTTCAAAAGCATACTTTCTAAAATCTTTTATCAAATTGTATAAATACATATAATTGCGTCTTTTTTCATCCAACATATCATTGTTTGTCGATTCACAGTTTTCTGTTTTATTGGTTTCTTCGCTAGTTTGTGTGACTGTTTCCGCGTTGGTAGATTCACTATAGTCTGATATAAGTCTTTCATATAAGTCTTTCATCGTTTTGAAATCATCAAAGTCATAACAACTTGTAATATGTGCTACTCCTCTACGGTCATGTATAAACAAACTACCACTAACGCCTCTGTACACATTTAAGCATACGTGATTTGCTAATTCAACCTTGTATCGCCCGTCAATTGGCTTTACAGATTTTACCTCTGTATTCATAATCTTTGCTACTTCTGTGAAAAACTTGTTGTAACTATTAACTCTCATAATTCCTTCTTTCCGATAGTCCTTGCTATCTATATTTCTTTTCCTCTATGGTTATATAGTACTATAGTACTGTGAACACATTGTGACATAATTGTGAATAAATTGTTAACAATATATGTTTTAATTTATAAACGCTCTTATAGTTCATGCGTTCGATTTATATTATTGTCTGACAACTTGTGGGGAACTTGCACATTGTATATTATATTTAAAAGGTATCTC